CTACAATTTGGGCTGCGGGGGTGGGAGCTTGCCGCCGCCGACGGTCAGCGCGCGGATGACGCGATCGAGTTGCGTCTTGAATAGTGCGTGGTCCGTATTCCAGCCCTTAAAGCTCGCCACGTTACGCGCCTTTAAGGCACGTCGATACTCCCCAGAATAGGACTCAAGCAGATAGCCATCCAAATCAAGCGGGATGAGGGCCAGTACCTCCTCACCGCGCTGTTTAGTGAGTTCCTCCTCCTTGCCCAGCACCATTGAGATCTCTCTGTCCACCCACCAGCTGTGCAGCGCGGTCTCCGAGCAGCACAGCAGCACTTTGTCCCAAATGCGAATGCCCAGGCTGACCTCGCGGGCGATCTTCTCCCCGGGCAGGATCTGATGGTCGTCCAGCCAACAGCGAATGCCCCGGCCCTGCAATCTGTCGTGCAGCAGGCGGGCGAAGTCGGCGTCCGCGTGGCTATAGCTGATGAAGCATGAATAGAACTCGATAACCTCTCCCCGGAGTGATGGTAGCGAGGAAATCAGCTGCTCGGGCACGCCACTGCCACGCAAGAATACTGCTGGAAGGTCACCCGAAGTAGAGAAGATTGTGTCCACCGAAATTTGGCTGGAGCCAACATGTACGATGCTCTCAAGCCCCTTGGCTGTAGAAAGGTCTACATCCGCGAAGGTGGTATAGTGACATGTTGCGCCAGTGAAGTCTGACTCTGATAGGCGAGTGGTCTTGAAGTTTGCACCGCGCAAATCGGCCCCTGACAGGTTCGCTCCGTTCAGATTTGTCTTGGTCAAGTCAGCGTCTTCGAGATTCACATCTCGAAGGTCAGCCCCGCTCAAGTTGGCCCTAACAAGATTGACGCCTGTCAGATTAGCATTGGGAAGACGTGCTAGGCTGAGATCCGCTTCTTGGAGGTTGGCAAACCCAAGATCAGTGTTTGAAAGGTCGGCACCACTGAGATCGGCTCTCGCGAGATTGGCGTAGCGGAGATCAAGATACGACAAGTCTGCGTTTTGGAGCTTCTTGTGTGCGAGGTCTGCCCCCAACGTAAAGCGGACACCACGCACATCGAAAGTGGCTCGCCCAAGTCTCTCCATCGCGGTGTTGACAGCAGGCCAATTTGTCAACAAATCCACGATCCTACCAGAAAGGTCAGGAATGAATCTGCGATAGGAACCTGAAAGCAGAGTTCTCGTAATCAGGTAGAAACTCAGTATGGCCAGCCCGCTGGCGATGCCAAGGAACGCCTCTATCACTGTCAAGTTATGTGCATCCCCTTTAGCTACAGACTGCCTGTCATCAGTCGTGACCACTAACAAAAGTAAGAAAGACTTGGATAAGAAAGCAAACTACGATAGTTATCACGGCCAAGACAACGGCGAGCGTGGCAATCTGCAACTGTTGGAAACCCAACGGCTGCACTCTCTCATGGATATACGTTATTGCGAAGAAACCAGCGCTGCCCACGAGAAAGAACACTTGTACCAAGAACAAGAACCTTACAAACCAATCGTCCCGATTCTTCAGTTCCGCGTTGTGGAAATCACTGAATGTTGAGCCCCATATAGCCAGCGAGAAGAAATACAATTCTGTTGTACCTACCAACTCCACAAATCTTGGATTTGTGCTCTGCAGGTAAGCAACTGCCACACCCACCACCAAGAAGAACAATGGAAAGAAGCAACTCATACCTAACCAGATGGTCAGCTTGCCAAAGTCCTTGGATGTTAGAGATAACTCATTTCTCAATGGGGAACTCCTCTAACATTTCGCTCTTCGTTACCACATTGCTTTCCCTACAGCACAAATTACATGAAGTATGCACAACAAGACTAAGAAAGGCAAACATAGAAGAAGAGGCCGAATCCGACGATGATCGAGACTTGACAGCCTAGAACATTTGTGCGATAATTATCCGCATCAGTAGGACACGGCCCGCCGACCACAGCGGGTAGCGTGCCAGGACGACCAACCATAGCGTTGCGTGAACCACGGCACCTGTCAGGGAAAAGACTTCCCGGCGGGTGCCGTTTTTTGTTGGGATAGCCAGGAGCTAGGCATGACCGAGCAGGACTCACGAGAGGCGGTGCAGGACACCGGCCCGGCAGAGGGCGCGTCGGAAGACGCATCCGAAGACGCGGCCACCTTTGACGGGGAGTACGTCCGCAAGCTGCGGCAGGAGAACGCGCGCTGGCGCAAGGAAGTGCGCGAGTTGCAGGAAAAGCAGGGAGACGTAGAGGCTCTGCAGGCGCAGGTGCGCCGGAGCGCCATCCAGGCGGCGGTGATCGCGGCGGCGGCCAGAGCGGGGATCGCGGACCCGGAGGATGCGGTCCGGCTGGCCGATCTGGAAGGTGTGGAGATCGACGAGGACGGCACCGTGAGCGGAGCGGACGAGGCCGTGGCGGCGCTGGTCGAGGCCAAGCCCTATTTGCGGGGCGAACAGGCCGGACCGACGCCCGGCGTCAGGCCGCTCAAGCCGGGGGACGAAGGGCCGCCGGGTGGGCCATCGCGGCGCATCCGCGACCTGACCGGGGTGCAGGGCACGCCGAAAGGGGCCGACGTTTTCCGGGGCGGGGGCGTCCAGTATGCAGGAGACCGCGAGTAGAGTGGGGGACAGAGGGACCAGAGCAAGAGTGTAAGCGTCTGGGTTTTCACCCCCACCCCCGCTGCGCGGACCCTCCCCCGTTGAACGGGGGAGGGTGGCCGAGCGTAGCGAGGCCGGGAGGGGGTGGGCCTGACAGGAGAAATAAGCCCATGTTTGGCCGCTCATCGCGGTCCACTGACCATCTAGGAGAAGACTAAGACATGGCTACAGGCCCTTCTCGTTGGGCGGACATCAGCAGCCTGGTCGACAACATCCACGAGGATGCCTTGTTTACCCTGCGCGCGCTGAACGTGCTCGGCCCGACGGTACGAGCTTTTAACGACGACGGCGGTTTCAATCCGCGCGACGTCACGCAGTACGGCCCGGCCAACGTGCGCCAGGCCGCCGAAGCCGAGGACGTGACGCCCACGGCGTTCAATCCCTCGGCGCTGACCACGCTGACGCCCGCGCGCTACGTCGATCAGTTTTTGCTGACCGACCAGCGGGTGGCATCGGACCGCCAGAACGTGCAGGTGGATGCCGCCCTGGAACTGGGCGCGGCTTTCGCCGCCAACGTGGACACCAACCTGGCGACCCATTTCAGCAGCCTGACGGGCGGCACCATCGGTTCAGCCGGGGGGACGATTGGCTGGGACGACATCTTCAACGCGCGGGCGATTCTGCACGCGGGTGGGGTGCCGGGTCCGTACTACTGCGCGCTGCACCCGTACCAGTGGCGTTACCTGGTCAACGACGCGGTGGTGGCGGGCAACAGCATCGTCAACGCGCCGCAGTTCCAGGATGCGCTGGTGAGCACCTACTTTACGGCGACCATCATCGGCGGCGTCACTTTCGCCATCAGCGGGCACATCGCAGTGGACGGCAGCGACGACGCCATCGGGGCGATGTACTCGCCGGTAGCGCTGGCGCTGGACATCCGCAGGCCGTTCAACATCCGGCCAGAGCGCGACGAGAGCCGCGAGGCGTTCGAGTTGAACGCCAGCATGTGGTACGCCCACGGCGTGTGGGATGCCGCGCGCGGCGTGCAGCTCGTCGGCGACGCGAGCGCGCCCAGCTAGGAGTGAGCGAACATGGCTAACGTGCAAAACGTGAAAACGATCGTGGTGCCGCTGTACGGCGGCGCGACGGACTGGCAGGGCGACGACGTGCACATGCACATCTACAAAGCGCCCGACGCCGACGAGGGCGGCAACGTGCAGGTGCTCAGTGCCTGGGCAGTGATGGCCGCCGCCACCGGTGCGGGGACCAGTTTCTCGCTGGCGCTGCACAACTACGGCACCGCCGGGACCGCTGTGGAGGGCACCGTGGCCGCCGCGATGGGCGGCACGGCAGACGCCGCGCAGTGGGCCGCCGACACCCCGCGCGAGTTCACCATCTCGGATGGCGATCTCAACGCCGGGGAGTGGTTGGTGCTGGACAAGCAAGAGGACAACTCCAGCGACCCCACCCGTGGGATTGTGGTGGTCAACATCCTGGAGGGTGTGTAAGAGAAGAACACCCCCACCCGCCCAGCTAGCGCTGGGCACCCTCCCCCGTTCAACGGGGGAGGGAAGGGGAGGGGGTGAGACTGGGGCGACAGGCATCCATGAAAATCCTCTGGCTGAGCAACGCGCCCTGGAGCGCTACCGGATACGGCAACCAGACCGACATGTTCGTCTGGCGGCTGCGCGACCTGGGGCACGAGATCACGTGCAGCAATTTCTACGGCTTGCAGGGCGCGCCGCAAAAGCTGGATGGCATGCTGATGCTGCCCGCCGGGCGCGACGCCTTCGGGCAGGACGTGATCGCCGCCGACGCCGAGCACGTGGGGGCCGACATCGTGATCACGCTGGTGGACGCCTGGGTGCTCAGCCCGGAGATCACCCGGCGCTTCAACTGGGTGGCGTGGGCACCTATCGACCACGACCCGATCCCGCCTGCCGTGGCCCGCTCGCTGGAGGCGGCGTTCCAGCCGATTGCCTACAGCCGCTTCGGCGAGGCCAGAATGCGCGAGGCTGGATTGGACCCGCTCTACGTGCCGCACGGCGTCGACACAGACATTTTTTACCCGGTGGACAAGCGCACCGCCCGGGAGGCCATCGGAATCCCGCCCGAATACCAGGACCGTTTTCTGGTGGGCATCGTGGCGGCCAACAAGGGCACGCCCAGCCGCAAGGCGTTCGACCAGCAAATCCGGGCCTTTGCCCGCTTCCACGCCAACCACCCGCGGGCGATGCTGTATCTGCACACCGACGTGACTGGCATCAACGGGGTCAGCATTCACGACATCATCCGGCTGGCGGGTTTGCCGGAGGAGGCCATCGCTACCGTGCCGCCCTATCGCTACGCGCGGGGCATGATCGGCAAGGACGAGATGGCCCACCGTTACAGCGCGCTCGACGTGCTGCTCAACGCGACCAAGGGCGAGGGCTTCGGGCTGCCCATCGTGGAGGCGATGGCGTGCGGCGTGCCGGTGATCGTCACCGATTTCACCGCCATGCCCGAACTGGTCTCGGAGGGGGCGGGCTGGAAAGTGCCGGTGGACGGCGACTGCCTGACCTTCTCGCAGGAGAGCTACCAGGCCACGCCGCCGGTGAGCGGCATTCACGCCGCGCTGGAGCGGGCCTACCTGGAGGCGGGCGGCATGCGCGAGCAGGCTCGCCGGGGGGCGCTGGCCTACGACGCGGACGTGGTCACGGAACAGTATTGGAAGCCTGCGCTGGAAAAGATTGAGAAGAAACTGAAACGGGGCGAGGCGTCGAGCCGGGGGAAGAAGGATGGTGTCCACAGATTGCACAGATTACACGAGATTCAATCTGTGCCATCTGTGAAATCTGTGGACTCCCCAGGCTGCAAGCCTTGAAAGCCGAAAGAGCGAGACTGACTGAATGTTGACTGCTGAATGCCTTCTGCCGGACGATCCGCGCGCCAGCCATCTGACGGTGCTGCGGGCGATTGGGGCCAGGGTGCCGGTGCGCTCGGTGCTGGAGTTTGGCTGCGGCCCCTACAGCACGCTCACCTTTCTGGACCGGGCGGTCTTCCCGGAGGTGGAGCGGGTGCTGAGTTACGAAGCCGACGGCGATTGGGCGTACACCGTGCGGCAGGCGGCCTGGGACGACGCGCGGCTGCATTTGCAGGTCTTGCGCGCGAGTGTCGAGGACACCATCCGCCAGCAGGACTTGGACGGCTACGACCTGATCTTCATCGATGACCAGAAGCGCGTCGAGGCGCGGGCGCAGACCATCCGGGCGGTGGCGAGCCGCCAGCCGCAGGGGTTGGTGGTCGTCCACGATTTCGAGGTGGCCGCGTACCAGAAGGCGGCCAGGGGACTGGCGTCGGGCATTGTCTACGATGCGCTGCGGCCTTACACGGGCGTGCTGTGGCGGGGTCCGTGGGAGCGATGGGGGCCAGTATTGGAAGAGAGCGTTCAGCCACCAGCAGTCAGCTGTCAGCAAGCTCGTTGGAAGCTGAAGGCTGACTGACGAAGGAGCGAGCGATGGCGATGGCGAACATATCAAATGAAGGCTGCTACCGACTATGAGCGTTCAGCTTGGGCTGACTGCTGAATGCTGCAAGCTGACTGCTTTCTTGGTCTTGGGGCCTGAGAGCAGCGGCACGCGGCTGGTGACGCGCCTGCTGGTGGCGGCGGGCTGTGCGGGCACGGACGCTCACCACCAGTGGTGGGACCGCGAAGCGCCCACCGCCGAGCGGATCGTCTGGCGGCGCAGCGTGCCGCACGGGGGCCGCTGGCCCGACGTCGAGCGCATGGTCTGGGACCTGCGCGAGGCCGGGTACGCGGTGCGGGCAGTCGTCACGACGCGCGACTGGTTCCCGGCGGCGATGTCGCAGAACGGGCAGCACGTGCGCAGCCTGGAGCAGGCGTACGCCAACCTGAAGCGGGCGCTGCCCATCATCCTGGCGCATTTGCAGGAGGCCGGGGTGGATTACGAGCTGGTCAGTTACGAGGGGTTGGTGGCGCGGCCTCGCCAGATGGTGGCCTGGCTGACCGGGCGATTGGGACTGCCCATGCCCGGCCAGATCGAGGAGATTGTCGACGGGAACGAGAAGTGGTGGGGTAAACAGCAGCCAGCAGTCAGCGACCAGCTTCCAGCCCGCAATTGACGCTGACTGCTAAACGCTGAAGGCTGACTGCTGACGGAGGAATCATATGGCAGCACGCGCGGGAATGACCAACCTGATTCGACGCCTGCGGGGGATGACCGCTGCAGGCAGCGCCGACTACAGCGTGGACGGCGAGACGTGGTGGGCCGACGACCACCTGCAGGAGGTGCTCGACGCTTACCGCATCGACCTGAACCGCGTGCCCCTGTTCGCGCAGCCGGAGTACGACGGCGGCACGCCGCTCTACCACGATTACTACGCGCCGTTGGGCCACCTGGAAGAGGCGGCCAGCGGGAGCGCGGCCTGGGCCGTGGAGGATGGCGACGGGGACAACGTGGGCACGGCCAGCTACACGGCGGACTACGTGCGCGGCCTGATCCGTTTCAGCGCCGACCAGGGCGGCAGCGCCTACTACCTGCGGGCGCGGGCCTACAATCTGGCGGCGGCGGCGGCGCAGGTCTGGCGCGAGAAGATGGCCTCGACGGCGGCTTTCTACGCGGCCAGCGTGGACGGCCAGCGCCTGGACCGCGAGCAGTGGTTCGATCACTGCGAGCGCATGGTGCGGCGCTACGAGAGCGAGGCCGGGGTGCAGACCGTGGCCGTGAGCCGGACGGATATCGCGTCATGACGATCATCACCGATGCGGAACGCGACGCGCTGCGGGCGCACATGGACGACACGCTGACCGAGACGTGCACCATCCGGCGGGTGGCCCGTTCGGAGGACGGCCAGGGCGGCTGGACCGAGGGCTGGGCCGACGAGTATACGGACGTGCCCTGCCGCCTCGACCCGTTTCAGACGGTGATCTCGCAGTACGACACGACGGTGCACAGCGCCCGCGTCGCCAACGTGGACGAGTACGCGCTGCGGGTCCAGGCGGCGCAGGACATCCGGCCCGGCGACCGGGTGGTGCTGAACGGGATCACCTACGAGGTGGAGGGCGTGCAGGACGCGCACACCTGGCTGGCGATCAAGCGCTGCAAGCTGACGCGGATTCGTTGATAGGCCGGGCAAGAAACTGGAGTCCACAGATTACACAGATTTCACAGATTCTAATTTTGTGTAATCAGTGAAATCTGTGGACTATCCACCCGCTGAACAGGAGGAGCAGAGTTATGGCGGGACCGATAGGCGCGCTGGACGCGGCAATCTACGGCGAGTTGTCCGGCGGGGCCGGGCTGATCGCCGAGTTGGGCGGGACGGCGATCTACAACCGGGTCGCGCCGCAGGAGGCGGGCCTGCCCTACGTGATCTTCCAGTGGCAGGGTGGCGGCGACGAAAACCTGACGCCCTCCCGCACCCGGAACGTGGTCTACGTGGTCAAAGGGGTGGCCGACGCACTGAGCAAGGCCGAGGCCATCGACGAGCAGTGCGACGCGCTGCTGCACGGGCAGGCGCTGAGCGTGGCGGGCTGGAGCAACTTCTGGCTGGCGCGAGAGAGCGACATCGCCTACGTGGAAGTGGACGAGTCGGGCCGCCCGGTCTACCACAGCGGCGGCGTGTACCGGATTCGGGTGGGGCAGTGATCACCTTCGGTGAGCAGGCAGACTCAGCGTCAATCGGGTGCCTGCGGAGTGCGCAAACACTCCGGTGGCTCGACCATGTATTTCCCACACGACCCTGGCGGGGTTTGGAGCGGTTCAAAGGGTCCCCAGTCGAAGGCATCACACTCCCACGTCCGGTCTTGCGACGCGTACAGACACGCCGGTGTGCCATACCTATCCGGCGAGTGCCAGTAGCCAAGGGTGAAGTCGTGGCCGTCGCTTTCGTACAGCCAGCCGGTGCCTTGCGTCGTCAGGGCATCAGGCAGGGTTTCCAAATGGGTTGGCTCAAGTTGGGTGAGTTCTTCCGGGTATTGGCCCGTGGCAGCATGGTATTTGTCAAGCGCCTGAATGATAAGATCGCCGTTGCGCTGGGTGGTTTCTTTTGGATCCTCAGGCGCATGCCAGTTGCCTGCCGCGATACTGAGAATCATCGCCGCGACAAGCGCCACCCAAAATATGGGGCCTGCCAGCTTGCGCCAGCGCGGGAGAGTCCCCGCCAGCCAGATTGCCACGACGAGGGCAATGAAGGCGCTCAGGAGGCCGATCATGAAGGCGACAGCACCTCCCAGCCCACCGAGGCTGGCTGACGCAAAAAGCGAAAGGCAAAGCAAGCCGATGGCAAGCACTGAGACCAACAGCCGCCACCATTGGATGCGCGCCTCGCGCAGGCCGGACCAGAGCAGATATCCGGCGAGGATTGGGGCGATGAACGGCCACACCATTGAGAAGGAATCGAGCAATCGGGTGTACATACCTCGTCCTGGGCTTGACCTGGCACGATGGTATCACAAAAAGGCGTGCGCCGGGGCAGGGGGATGAGGACACTGGCGGCGTGTACCGGATTCGAGTGGGGCAATGAACACTTTCGGTGAGCAGGCAGCGTTCAGCAGTCAGCTGACAGCAAGTGGGGCGCGGATTTCCACGGAGTGCATGGATCCCAGGTTGGCTGCGACGGCGGGTTCTCACCCCCACCCGCCTTCGCTGCGCTCAGGCCGCTACGCGTCCCCCTTTAAGGGGGACTCCAGTCCAGCGCTAGCTGGGGGGCCGGGGAGGGGGTTGTAGCTGACTGCTGGTAGCTGAAAGCTGGAAAAAAAGGAGACGTTGAGAGATGGCTGAATTCACCGGCAAGAATCTGTACCTGGCGTTCGACGGCACCGCCATCAACGCCGACTTCCGCGAGTTCTCGGAAGACGAAGAGGTGGGCACGGTGGACGCGTCGGCGGGGTCCGACGCGGCCCGCACCTACCTGACCACGCTGGAGGACGGCACGGCCAGCCTGACCCTGCTCTTGCAGGAGGACGGCACGGCGGCCACCGACCCGTGGCAGTTGATGGACAAGGGGAACGAGGGCACGCTGGAGTGGGGGCCGGAAGGGACGGCGGCAGGCAAGCCCCGGCACAGCGTCAACGCGATTGTGACCAGTCGCGGCAAGTCGGTGCCCTACGACGACGTGGTCGAGATGACGTTCAATTTTCAGTTCAGCGGCGTCGTCGCCGACTCGGCCTACTAGCGCCGACGACAGCCGTGGGGTAGGGGGGTGGATGCGCGGCTCTCACTCCTGCCCGGCCATCGGGTCGGGGCCATACTGATTCGGCCCCTCGGTGCCTTTCACGAAGCCGCACTGGTACAGGGCGTACAGGGAGCCAAAGGGCACCAGGTTGACCAACATCCACCAGCCCGATTTGTCCACGTCGTGCCAGCGCTTGATCTGGATCGCCAGGGAGGGCCAGACCGACAGCAGCGAGAACACGACGACGATAGCCAGGGCAGCCGCCGAGTCGCTGAGGCGGGCCACGATCATCATGACGAGGTTGATGACCGTTATCAACAGCGTGCCGATCCAGAAATCCTCGCGGTTGATGCGGCCTTTGGTCGAAAGCAGCAGGTTGAAGATATCCATGATGAATCCCGTGTGTTCGACGTATGAGTCTGGCCCTATCATAGCACAATTATGAATTCTGCATTTTTGAGCGGGAGAATGTGAGACGTGACGGGCAAAACGGAGCAAGCAGAACAGGCAAACGACAACCCGCGCCAGGTGACACTGAGCGACGGGCGCGAGGTCGAGGTGGACCTCTACAGCGTGACCTACGCCGAGGTGGTCGAGATGACCGACCCGGCCACGCCGCTGGACCGCATGCACGCCTTGATGGGGCAGGTGGTCGGGCTGAAGGGCGACGAGCTGGCCGCGCTGCCTTACCCGGATTACCGCCGGGTGGACCGGGCGGTCTTCCGGCTGCTCAAGGACCCGCTGGGTGCGGACCCAAACTGAGCAAGGCGCTCTACCTGAGCGCCCGTTGGGGAAAGCCGGTGACGCTGGCCCAGTGGCGGACGGCGCTGCGCTGGCGCATCGCCCAGGAGACGGGCTGGACGCTGGCGACGATCGACGGCCTGTCGCTGGGTGACATCTGGGAGTATTTGAGCGTGCGCGACGGATTGGGCAAGGCAGCCGCGTCTGCGGCGCGTAAGGGCGGGGGGTAGATACTACCCCCACCCATCCTCGCTTCGCTCGGATTTCCCTCCCCCTTAAAGGGGGAGGGCCCGCGCAGCGGGGGTGGGGGTGAATCGAGGCGGAGAGAGACAAGCGATGTTGGAACTCGAAATCGTGGTAGACACCGGCCCGCTCGACGCGATCATCGCCGGACTGCCGGGGGCCGACGCCCTGCTGGCCGAGGCCGCCTCGCAGCAGGTGGAAGCGGGCGCGCAGAACCGCGCCCCGGTGCGGACGGGAGCCTTGCGGTCCTCCATCGCCCGGCGGGTCGCGGGCGCGCATTGGGCGGTGGGCGCGGGCGTGGATTACGCGCTGTTCGTCGAGATGGGCACGTCGCGCATGGGCGCGCGGCCCTACCTGCGCCCGGCACTGGAGGCGGTGAATTGGGCATCCTTGGTCAAACAGGTCTTCAGGACCGTTGGACTCTAAGCTGATGAGGGTTGCGTTGGATGTGAGCCAGTATGGGGATGTGGAAACCAGATGTCAAGCAAGGCACGTAATGAGGAAACTGTCATTTCGTTACTGAGACAAAGCGCAGACTCTCACATAGTCGATTGCTACATGCGCGCCAGATACCTCCAATCCAATAGTGCCCCTCTCGTAGAGGTCCTCTACGTCTATCAAGGTATCGATATGTTGGTCGTCAACATAGAAAGTGAACACATTGTCCTTCGCGACTACAGTCAGAGTGTGACTGTTGGCCTGCCTGTCGACGGAGCGCGCGTAACCACGCCAGATAAGGGCAGAGGGCCAACCGACACCTGTATCGCTCACATTGAAATCCGGTCGCTCGACATTGTACACCTGTTCGTTCGGAATCATCTCAAATGAATAGAAACGTTGCCATGTGTGTGGACCAGGGTAATGGGCACGGAAAAGGAGAGAGTAGGAGTAGCTGCCTTTGCCGTCCACCGTGGCTACCGAAGCGGTGTAAGCGAAATCCCGCCATTCAAAGTAGTCCCCCTCGGAAAAGACGTGACGTGCTTGGTCTTTGCCAAGGGAGACGTGGTAATGCCCGTCTTCAATCCAGAAGAGATTGGAGTCCCAATCCGGCCACTCGTTGCTGTTGTCATCGAAGTTGTCCTCAAACAGCACCTCGCATTGCTCTGGGGGCGCGAGGGGCGTGAGGGTTGTCTCGGTGTCAGCAGCCGCTGTGGATTCTGGCCTAGTGGTGGGCAGCGGGCTAGCCGTGGCCGGTTCATCAGTCGCGGGGGCAACGACTGTGGGAGCTTGTGAAGCGCCAATGACCGCACGAATAATCTCAGGGGCGATCGCAGCAATGATTGCGGCTGCAGCCCCGATGATTGCTGCAACGATTACCGGGTTGGCTCTCTCCCTAGCCGTGCCTGCATTCGTGGCTTCCGAACCGGTAAATTCAGGTTCGCCGCCCGCATCCCTGTTTGGAGAAGCCATGGCCCCAGCCCTCTTTCATTTCTCGACAGGTAGAGTGTGCAACAGAATGCGGTAGAGGACAAATAAGCATGTTCAGAAGCCAATCCTCAGGCACCTCAGCCTGGACGACTACGGACGACTGTTGGAATGGAACGATACGATGACGACGATAGCGACGGCTCACGTACAAGGCAGCAGCAACCTGGGGGCGGTGCTGGGCGATTTGCGCGCCCTGCGCGGCGAGTTAGACGCCATTCGCGGCATGGGCGGCCCGGCAGGCCCCCAGATCGGGGACGTGCGCGGCGGGCTGGACACCCTCCGGGCACAGGGCGACCTGCTGCGCGGCCTGCTGGGCGACCTGCCCACCGAGCATCGGCTCACCTTCCAGACCAACGCGCCCGCCGCCGCGACCTCGGTGCGGAGCTACAGCGCCGCCGTCCGAAGGGTCCCGGCGGCGCAGCGGACCGCTTTTCAGGCCGACACCCGCGCGGCGCGGGGCGACGTGAAGGCGCTGGAGCGGGCCATCGACAGGCTGCCCACCCGGCGCGTCATCACCCTCCAGGTGAGAACCGAGGGCGGCGTTCCTGCCTTGCAGGGCGGCGCGCACGACTTCGCGGGCGGGCTGGCGCTGGTCGGCGAGGCCGGGCCGGAGTTGGTCGCCCTGCCGCGCGGCGCGGACGTGATCCCCGCCGGACAGACGAAGCACCTGCTTGCGACGGGCACGATGGCCGCAGAAGACAGCCGTGGGGCAGGGGGGTCGGTTCAGGTGAAGGGCGGTACCCAGGAGCACCACTACCACATCCACGGCCCGGTGCACCTGCACCCCCAGGGATCCACCGGCATCGCGGATGCCCTTCGAGAACTTCGTATAGTGATGTCAGGACTCTAAAAAAATGGACTTGCAGATCGTATCCTACGCAGGCCACCCCCTACAAACAGCCAGCTTAGAGGCCTACTTTCCTGGCGACGCCTGGGTGCGGCAGGCCCGCTCGCAGGCGGTCACGTCGCCGCGCGCCTACACCGCCCCGGCCTACACCTATCTGGCCCGGCAGGCGCACATGCTGCCCGTGGCGGTGCGGCTGCGGAACATCACCGCCAGCGAGATCGACACGCTCAAGAGCCATTTCGACACCGCCGACCCCACCGAGAAAAAGCTGCTGGTGCGGGATTTGGACGACGGGAACAAGCAATGGTACGTGATGGGCGTCTGCGTCGACCAGCCGGAGGCCAGCCGCCACCACGTCACCTTTACCCTGGCCGTGGCCGACATGGTGTGGACCGAGGAAAGCCAGTCCAGCGAGTCCTGGAGCATCACCGCCAGCGGCCAGACCAAACAGATCACCCCCGGCGGCAACCGGCCCGCGCTGCCCATCTTCGAGATTCAGCCCACCTCGGCGCGGTCGGGGGGATCGGACAACGGCTTTGCCTACGAGCGCTTCGTCGTCGTCAAAAACAACTCCGGCGAAGCCCTGCTCAACTATCCCTTCGAGCTGACCGACGGCGGGATGGACACGCAAACGCCGGTGGGCGCGGGCAAGATGCAGGCCGACGGCGACGACGTGCGGGTCACCGTGGACGGGGTCGAGGTGGAGCGCTGGTTCGCGGACTTCAACCACGCCTCCGACACCAAAATCTGGACGGTGCTGTCCAGAATCCCTCCCCAGACCACCGCCACGCTGGACGGCAACCACAGTGATTCCACGACGACGTTCAACGTCACCCGCACGAGCAAGAAGATCCCGCCGCTGGAAAGCTTCCCGGCGCAGGGCTTCGCCATCGTCGAATCGGAGATCGTCTTTTACAGCGCCAAGGACGACAAGAAGGACACCCTGACCGTCACCCGTGGCGTGCAGGGGTCGTCCGCCGCCGCGCACAACGACGGGACGACGATCCAGTTGATCCCCGACGTGCGGCTTTTCTACGGCAACAGCGCCCTGAGCGCCCCGGTCCAGACCGACAAGAACAAGCCAGTCTTCGAGCTGGACGCCTCGACCAACAGCAGTTGGGTGTACGCCGACTTCGCCACCGAGGCTGGAGGGCGCGCCGGGGCCTGGACGCCCTCGGTGTTGAAGGCGAAGGGGGATGACACCGACACGTATACGGCAGACCACGCCGCCGACGCCGACCCCGCGTCCGAGATGGGCATGACCATCGCCTCCTATAAGAACGGGGCCAAGGACGTGGGCGAAGACGGCGTGGTCGTCTGGACGATAGACCACCCCTGTGGCGTGACGACCGTCTCGACCAGCGGCGAGAAATATCGCAGCGACGGCGACTGGCCCTCCGTTGCCGCCTTGCAGGTGCCCAAGAAGAGCGGCAAGAAGAAGAAAAAGAAGTGGACGAACGTCTGGAACGAAGCGACGCCGGGCAGCGAGGATAGCTGGACGGCCTTCACGCAAAACAGCGTTGCCCTGGGAGGCACGTACAACTCCCTGCGCTACGCCCTGGACGGGTCGATCGGCGGCGGGGACGGGTACCTGGCCCACCTGGAAATTTCGGACGTGACGCTGGCGCTGACCGGGACGCCCACCGTCTCGATGGGCGGCGAGCAGTCCAGCACCTACGAACTGGCGGCCACGATCACCAACAACCTGACCGGGGAGTCCATCAAGCTCCAGGGGGCCATCCCCCTGAACGACAAATTGATCGTCGACACGGAAAGCAAGCGGGTCTATCTGAACTCCGATGGCTCTCCCCTGCTGTCCTATTTGAGTTGGGACGCGGTGCGCTTCGACTGGCTGAAATTGCTGCCGGGGCAGGCCAACACCCTGCAATACGACGAGGACGGCGCGCAGGGCTTGACGGTGACGATAAAGTGGCGAGACAGGAATAACTAGTGCGATCAGCAGACAGCATTCAGCAGTCAGCAGTCAGCAGGTCAGCTTTTGGCGTAGCTCTGTTCATCGCCGGGCCTCACCGATAGCTGTTGATCGCTGGCTGCTCGCCGAAGGCGGCTGAAAGCTGGTAGCTGGTAGCTGACTGCTGTCCGCTGCTTGGAGGCTGAACTTGGAAGGTCGAATTACCCTCTATACCAACGACGGGGTCCCCCTGGCCGAAGTCAGCGGCCAGGCTCCCCGCACGTGGCTGCTCAACAAGTTCGGGCAGGCCAAAATTAGAATACCCCTCAGCGCCTACAAGTCCGCCGACCATCCAGACGGCGCGCTGCTGCCCACCGACACCCAGATCGGCAACCTGGTGTTGATCGAACACGACCGGGTGGGGCCGTGGGCGGGGATATTGGCCCTGCCCCAGACGTTCGACGAGATGAGCGGGGAGGCCGAGTTGACGGCCTACACCGCCGAATGGCTGTTGAAGTATCGCATGGTGGAAGCGCGGTTTGCGGGCACGCGCGGGCAAATCTTCGAGGACCTGCTCCAGGCGGCCAACGAGGTGCCGGGGCCGGACTTCCAAGTCGGGACCCTGTATCGCGACGGGGAGTCCTTCCCGCTGGCGGCGGGCAAGCAGCCGAACATCTACGACATGATCGTCGGCAACCTGGGCGGCGACCGGGCCGGACACGATTGGGGCCTGACGCACGCCTTCACCGCCGATGGCCGGTTATACTTCGTCGGCCACTGGTATGGCATCCGGGGGGAGTACCGGCCCAACGTCGCCCTGATCGAGGGCCACAACATGCAGCTGCCCAGCGGCGCGGTGCTGACCTACGACGGCGAGATTCTCAACGACGTGAAGACCAAGGGGGAAAAGGAGCGCGAGGGGCAGCACAGGGGCAAGCCGGAGCAGCGCCGCCGCGACTGGACCTCTATCGGGCAATATGGGGTGTTCCAACAGCTTCTTCTGGTTGAGGCCACATCCGAGACAGAGGTGGGGGACATCGCCGTCACCACCCTGGCCGAGCAGGCCCAGCCCCGCAAGCGCTTTCGCGTGGAGGCGTTGGACATCAACGACAGCTTCGACTTCCTCCACCTGGGCGACGTGATCCCCGTCCGCTTCGTGCGGGCCGGGTTCTTCAGCGGGCAGTTGGGGATGGAGACGGACGTGCGCATCATCGGCAAGGCGTTTGACGAGACCGAGGGGTATATGACGCTGACGGTGGAGGAATCGGTGATATGAACGGCAACGGGCGCTACCGCTTCAAAGCCGCCGACATGCTGCTGCCTGCCGAGCTGGCCCCCGGCAACCCTTTCTACGATTTCAAGAAGGCCCTGCGGCACGTCCAGGCCAGCATTGCCACGCTGGAAAATCCGGCCACGCTGGCCGACATCACGCCCTCGCTGGGCCGGGTCCACGGCGGCGACATCATTTTCTCCGCGCTGGACGAGTTCCTGATTGGCAACACCCAGGAGTACATCTGGTACACTCCGGGTGTGGGCTTGCTGGTCAAGGGCGACGTGGTGGCGATGCTCGTCCACCCCTTCGGGTTCGACATCTTCGACGAAGAGGTGGAAGGGGCCATCGACGGCAGCAACACCGGCTTCGCCACCCACGCGCGCTATGAGTCCGGGACGCTGTGCGTCATGCACAACGGGGTCTGGCTGCAAGAAGGGGCCGACTACGCCGAGGGCAGCGCGACCGCGCTGGAGTTCAATACCGCGCCCCAAAGCGGCGACGTGCTGCGGGTGAACTACACCCGGAGCAGCGACAAGGCGCGCGTGTACCAGGAGACGCCCACCGGGACGATCAACGGGTCGAACACGTCATTCACCCTCGACCACGCCTTCGTCCCCGGCACCCTGGAGGTGTTTTTGAACGGCACGACCTTGCAGTTTCGAGAGGACTTCTACGGCGGCACCAAGAGTTTCGAGATGACCACCGCGCCGGAGACGGGGGACGATCTGGTCGTGGCTTACCAGGTGGTGCCCAACACCGCCTGGCTTTACCAGGAGGTGCCGTCAGGAGCCATCAATGGCAGCAACACCGACTTCGACACGGCCAACGAATACGCCGAGATCGCGGTCTTCCACAATGGGTTGAAGCTCTCGGAGACGGTAGACTACACCGAGACCGACGGCGACACGATCACGCTGGCGACCGCCCCCTCGACAGGCGATACGTTGTGGGTGGTCTACAGCAGCGACGAGATCGCGCCAGCCGCCGAGCCGCCGGGTGGCTCGTTCGATGCCTGGCTGTGGAACCAGCAGCCGCTCGTCGTCATAGAGGGGCTGTAGCGTGAGGGGTGAGTTACGGTGTTTGAACCCGTCCGACGCGCTTCTTTCGCCAAGGTCCACCCTCACGCTTTGCTTCGCAAAGCTCAGGACAGGCCCCCTCCCAACCCTCCCCCTTAAAGGGGGAGGGTGGCCGCAGGCCGGGTGGGGGTCGCCCGCGACGAACGCGGGAAGATCGGCAGAGGATCAATTCACACCAAGCGCCATATATAAAGGAGAACTTGATGAGAATCAGAGGGTATGTGTGGCTGGTGGCCGTCTTTGCGGTGGCCTGCGTGCCCACCCCGACCCCGCCGCCTCCAACGGCGACCGCTATCCCGACCGCGACGCCGACGCCCGGCGAGCGGAAGGCTGTCACCTTCCGGGAGGACGGGATGCTGCTGCTGGGCGGGCAGCCTGAATTTCCGTTCGGGCTGTACCACACGTCCTTGAGCGGGCCACGGCGTGGCCAGGCGTTGGTGGACGACGTGAACACGCTGGCCGACGCCGGGTTTAACGCCCTGCATCCTTTCCTGGGCCCAGATGACCCGTACGACGTGGACATCCTGGCAGCCGCCGAGGAGCGAGGCGTGTACCTCGTCGCGCAGTATGGGTGGGGCGACCAGATGGTGCCCTCCCTGGAGAAATACTCCAGCCCCGAGTATCCAGCCTTTCTGGGCTGGATGGTGGCCGACGACTTCCACAACGACGACCCGGCGGCGGTGCAGCAACTCGCCGACACCGCCCGGCAATACGACCCGGACGGTTTCACCTACGGCTCGGCAGCTGGCGACCCGCGCTATACCCAAAACGAGCAGTTCATCGACGTGCTGGATGCGTGGGGAATTCAGTGCTACCCGATTTCCTCCAAGAACTGGCCTTTCGAAACCGAACTCGAAGAATGCTACGTGTACTTCAGCCACGCCCGCGCGATGCTGCCCGATGGGAAGCCGCTCTTTGCGAACTTGCAGGCGTTTGCCTGGGGCAGCGGCAGGTACCCCACGCCGGAGGAGGCCCGGAACTTCCACTACTCCGCGTTGATCGCGGGCGTCAACGGCTTTCTCGACTACACGTACTGGTACGAGCGGGGGCGGCTGGACGAACTGGACCCGGCGCTGTGGGCAGAACTGTCCGCCCTGGCGAATGATTTCAGCCGCCTGGAGCCGATCATCCTGGGCGGCACGCGCAGCGTCTACGACCCGCTCGGCGAGACCGAAGACCTGTTCCCCATCGATTACCCCAACTACGAGGGACAGGAACGGGCGCGCGTTCACGCGGGCATCTGGGACCCTGAGGGTGACGGTGCCGTTTACGTCGTGGTGCTGAACACGTCTCAGACGCAAACCCTCCAGGCGGACATCCCCCTGCCTGTCGACGGCGGTCTGGCCCGCCCATATTTTGACGACGACCGCTACGGTGCGGGGATGGTCGTGGTGAACGGGCGTCTGGTCGGCGGCGTCGCGCCCGGTGCTGTCCACGTTTACGAAATCACGCAGGAGATCCCCGGACTGATTTTTGCCGACGAGTTCGACGGAGACGCGCTGAATCTTGCCGTGTGGGAGCCGTCGGCGTTCAACGGGAACAAGATCTCGGAGCCGACGAATCGCTACAAAGACAATTGCTACGATCCCCAAATGGTGACGGTATCGTATGGCATGCTGCACATCGCCATGAATCCCAACACGTCCCCCGATTGCCGGGATAGAGACGGCAACGTGGCTTCGTATCGCACGGGATTTGTCAACACCCGCCAATCCTTCCGTTTCACCTACGGCACGGTGGAAGCGCGCGTTTTCCTGCCGGGTGACGGGGCGAGCATTTGGAACTGGCCCGCGTTCTGGACGGTTGGGCAAAACTGGCCCCAGGACGGCGAAATCGACGTGGTCGAAGGCTTGCATGGCGAACCCTGTTGGCACTACCACTACGCCGACGCGAACGGGAATGATACGGATGACGGGCTATGCGTGGATGGGGAGTACGCTGGCTGGCACACTTACGCGGCGACCTGGGAGCCAGGGCTAATCACCTTCCTCTGGGACGGGCAGGTCGTCGGGGTGCAGACCCACGACGTGCAAGATGCTCCACACTGGGTCATCTTCGGTTATGGGGCATGGCGGGGGGAACCCGCCACCCCCGCGACGATGCTGGTGGATTACGTGCGAGTCTCTATCGAGTAGGGAGTGACGATGGCGCGCAGTGTTGACGAAATACACGTCACCAATTGGACCAATTTGGGCAGCACGGCCCCGGTTCCGCAGTGGACCGTGAACATCACCGTGCGCTGGACGCGGGACGACGGCACCTCCGCCGAAGACAGCCGGATGGTGACGTTTCCCAACATTCTATCGGGCGTGCCGCTGAGTCGCTTGCGGCGCTATATGGAGGAGATCATCCTCCGAGAGTTGCGCGTGCAACTGGGGATTGACGACGAATGACCACTTACTACGTCGGATCAGGGGGGAATGACGGTAACGCGGGCACGTCCTGGGCGGCGCGCAAGGAGACGCTGACCGGGGCCGAAGATATCCCCGTGTCGGCTGGCGATACCGTCTACGTGGGGCCGGGCACGTACCGGGAAACACTCACCTGTGACGTGTCGGGGTCGTCAGGCAACCCCATCACCTACATTGGGGACGTGACGGGCGAGAACACGGATGGGGTAGGGGGGGTCGTGCGCATCACGGGCAGCGACGACGACCAGACCGCCACGCGCAATAACTGCGTGGACGTCAACAACAAGGATTACCGGACCTTCCGGGGATTCGTCTTCGAGATGTCGGCGGACACTGCCGTGGTGGCCGATGCGTGCGAAAACCTCATCGTCGAGGATTGCGTCTTCAGCTGCAACGCCAAGGGCGTGTATTTGAACGTCGTCAATAGTTCGGCTAACACCGTGCGGCGCTGCCTGTTCGTGGGGCACAAACAAAAGTGTGTGGCGATGTGGGAGGGGTCGTTGCAGGCGGGCGACCCCGGCCACGAGGTGGAAAACTGCGTTTTCCTGGGGTTACGGGAATGGCAAGGCGGCGTCAACCTCCAGAACTCTGGCGGGGTGGATGTTAACGCCTGCCTGTTTTTCGGGACGGTTTACGGCGTGCGGAGCGTTCACACGGGCGCAGCCACGGTCAACGTGACGAACAGCGTCTTTTGCGGGTTGACGAACGGCATCCTGGCGAATACGGTTGGCGATATTGTAGAAGACTACAACACCTTTTGGGCCGTCAACACGTCCCGACAGAATACCAATACCGGAGCCAATTCCCAGACATATCCCCCGCTTTTTAAGCCCCCGCTCTTGCTGGACGGCTATAAACTGCCCCACTGGATGTTCGAGCTGGCGGATTACTCGCCGCTGGCCCACCTGACAGGCTCCAGCCTCCCCGGCGACGACCTGCACGGCATGGCGCGGCCCACCACGGGCAGCAAGCAGTCCTGGGGGCCGCTGCAGGAGGTCGCCCTGGAGAAAGACACCACGGTCGTTCACGAGGGCAGCGCCAGCGCCAGGCTGGACGACGCGGGGCGGCACCAGGTATACGTCCCCGTGACAGGGGAGCCGATCACGGTCCGCGTGCGCTGCTACCGCGAGGCGGACTACGCCGGAACCAACCCGCAGATGGTGATCCGCCAGCCGGGGCAGGCCGACCGCACGACGACCGACGCCGGGAGCGCGTCCGCCTGGAACGAACTCTCCGACACCTTCACCCCTGCTTCAGACCCGGAGTGGATCGTGGTCGAATTGGTCAGCGACAACACGGCGTCGTCGGGCAGCCATGCGGCCTATTTTGACAACCTAGAGGTGAGCTAATGGCAACGCAAATCAACACCAACCAGATCAAGGACGGCGCGGTGACGGCGGCCAAGCTGTCGTTCGTTCCCACGCAAGTGCTGGCGATGGTGGATACGTTCAGCAAGCTGGTCGATAACGACGGCTCAGAAACCGCGATCATGACCGAGACGATCCCTGGCGGCACGCTGGGAAGCACCGGTCTCATCGTGGGGCGCATCCGAGGGTGGGCGCGCAACGAGTCGGGGAGCAACAAGACGGTCGTGCTGCGCCTGAAATATGGAGCCGAGACCCTGGCAACCACCGGGGCGATTGACATCCCCAACGGCATTACGGAGTCCGCCGTCCACGTCGACTTTGTGCTGGCTGCGAATGCGGGGGAATCTGCGCAGTTGGGCGGTCTGACGGCTGGCATCTTCCTCTTGGACGAACAGAAGACAGAGGGCGGGGCCGACGACGGCTCGGCGTCTCAGGACTCGTCGGGGGACCTGGACCTGGTGGTGACGTGGGACTTCAGCGCGGCGGATGGGGCGCTCGAATACAAACAGTACGGTTACGAACTGCAATTTGCGGACCCCGGATAG